CCAGGGAACGACAAGGCTCCCTACTACAACAGCCTCCCAAGCGACGAGGTGATCACCGTCAGCCCGGGGATGAAAATCAGGGTTGACCACCTCGGGCAGCTTTACACCCTCGCCGTCACTGCCTGCGACGACCAGGTCGTCAAGTTCGTCATCCTCGCCAACAACTCCACCGATAAACCTGGCCCTGTGCGGCAGGTCACCATCGAAGAGTGGGAAGAAATCCTCAAAGATTTCATCAAAAAGCGTGGGTGGGACGAGTACATGAGGCTGTCCGACAGGGTTCGCCGCCTCGTCGGGCTCGACGAAATGCTCCCTGTGAGCAGCGAAAACAGCGGGCCGCTAGTTACGCCGGAGCGCCAGGAGCCGATAGACAAGCCATCGATCCACGGTGAGCCGGTGGAAAAATCGCTGAGCGACGGACCGAAGGGCACAGACGTCGGGCACCTATGGAGAAATCTCGTAGGTACGAAGCCTCCGCCCTCCAAAGAGGACATGGAAAAAAACCGAGCCATCGGCAGGCTGGTTCGCATCCTTAAAAGGATCAGGAAGGGTGACGAAAAGGCGCGTACCGAGTTTGTTGGTGCCCTTGCCTCGCTGGCCAACCTTGGTATTCCAGGCATCAATCCGAGTGAGGTTGGTGTTTACAAGGCAGAGGGCGTTCCTGGTCCTGAGGGTATGCCGGAGGGCTCCACCTCCAAGCACGCCGATGGGACCATCTGGGAAAAGCGCGCTGACGGGTGGCATCAGATTGGGTCCGAGTCGTCAGGTGGCAGGCGCAAAAAGCAGGAAGCCACCGACGACGAGCACCACAAGAGGATGATCGCTCACCAGCAAAGTCTTCAGGTTCTCCAGCGCCTTCGGGAGCGCCTTAAGGTCACCAACTCCCCTGAAGAGCGAGAAGCGATCAGCAAGCAGATCGCAGCCATTCGTAATAAAATCGCCATCTTGGCGCCTAACGAAATGGTGGGCGAGGAAAATAAGGAGCAGGTCCCGAAGGAGCGTGAGGTAGAAAAATCGCTGCTGGTCGATTTCGAAAAGTCGATGACCTCGCGGCTTCAGGAGATGGCTTCCAAGTCGTCAGCCATGTCGGTAGCTGCCTTCGTATCTGAGGTGATGCTGCGGGGCGACGAGATTGCGAAGGCTCAGCTCAGGTACCTGTACAGGCATGGCGCCGAGTCGGCTGCCGCTAAAATCAAGGAGTGGCTCCGATGAACAGTGAAACCATCGCCAACGCCGGTACTCAGTTTCCTAGCCAGGGTCCGAGGTCGGGGAACATCGATGTCATCATGGCGACCTACCTCCAGTCGATGCAGAACGTTCCTAGCGAGCTGCATCTTGGAGCTGGCGGCCTCACCTACACCGGACTCAGGTTTCTCGCCCGCACCCCTCAGGTGGCTGCGATTATCCGAACCCGCGTCAACCAGGTGGCCGAGTTCGCCAGAGCTGCGACCTCGGATTTCAGCACGGGGTTCAGGATCGTTCCGACCGACCCCAGCAAGAAAATTTCAGCGAGGGTCGAGGACGACATAAAGTACGTCACGAATCTCATTTTGAACGGCGGTGGGATGTGGTTCATCGGTGGCTTCGAGGCTTTCGTCCGAGCCATCATCACCGACTCCTTGACGTACGACATGGCTACCTTCGAGATCGTCACCGAGACGGACATCTACGGTGAGGAGTGGCCGATCGCCATCGTGCCGGTCGACCCTACCACCATCCGTCGGGCGGTGCCTGTCGATGAAAAGCTGATCGACACAAAGCGCTGGGATTTCGACGACATCGCCTACGTCCAGTGGCTGGACAACGAAATCAAGGCGGAGTTCACCGCGAAGCAGCTGGCCTGCGGCATCCGAAATCCGAGGACATGGATTTACGCCGGCGGCTACGGGCACCCTGAGCTTGAGCAGCTTATTTTTATTGTCTCTAACATTATTAACGCCCAGGCGTCGAACGCCGCCAACTACATGACTGGGGTCCATGGGAACACGCTCATCGAGCTCCAGACAAAAATGAAGGACAAAAAGTTCGCCACGACCGAGCGGATTATCCAAGCCGCCCTGTCCGGCCCGAGGCAAAATAAAAAGACGGCGATCGTCCAGACGAACCCGGACAACAACGAGGCGATCAAGGTCCACCACCTCGGAGGCGAGTCCAACGCTGATATGCAGTACAGCGATTGGATTAACTTTTTGCTAAAAACAATTTGTTCACTCTACGCCATCGACCCTGCGGAGATGGGGTTCATTTTCGGCACCGAAAACGTCAAGAATCAGCAGTACGCCGACAGCCCTGTGGACAGGATCATTTCCTCGAAGGAGCGCGGGCTGCGTCCGATCATCCGAGCGCTGGCGCAGTGGCTCAACTTTTGGGTGATCCAGCCGTACTGGCCGCATCTCAAGCTGGAGTTCGTCGGCTTCGACGCGAGGAGCGAGAAGGAGCAGAACGAGTTCTACCAGAAGTCGGTCACCCTCTGGGATACGCCCAACGAGATCAGGGCCATCAAGAACAAGCCGCCGCTCATGCACCCGGCCGCCGACCTGCCGATCAACACAGTGTTCCAGCTCATGGAGCACCCAGAGCCACCGTCGGTCATCGAGTTCGACTCCCTCTCGGCGTGGGTGAACGGACGAAGGACGCCAACACGGGAAGCGGCGTAGCGCTGTAAGTTTCGTAGAAAGAAAAAATCGGAAATCTTCAGCCTATGAACGGTCAAAATTACATTTGGCGAACCCAGAACCCGCTCCAGCTTGTTGAGCCAGACAACGCCGACCTGGCGAAGTCCAAGGGCACTGACTCCAACAAGAAGGGGTGGGTGGGCGGCTTCATCTCGGTAGAGGTGCCTGACGCCGAGGGTGACATCATCTACGCGAAGGGGATGGACACGTCGGACTTTTTGAAGTCCGGCTATTTCGTCTACGAGCACCCATCCCTCGCCCATATGATCGTTGGGCGCCCGACCTCTACCGATGTCCGCGAGCACCCGTGCGGAGCCCCAGGTGTTTTTTGCAGGGGGTATTTTTACCTGCTCGACCCCATGGGGAAGCAGCTTTACGAAAAGGCGCTCGTTCTTGAGCAGTCCGAGGAGGACGAAAATCGCCGCCTCGCCTGGTCCGTCGAGGGCAAGGGAACAAAAATTGCGAAGCGGGAGGGGGTGTCGAAGGGGCTCCACATTTACGAGTCGCGCCCCCACACCGCTGCCGTGACCCATCGCCCTGTCAATTTTTACGCCCGCTTCCGCCCAGAGCTGCACGACATCGCGGCGTCGCTTTCGTATGCGGAAGAAAAGGGACAGCTAATAGAAACCCTGGAAGCCATCCTTGAGAACAGAAAGTTCATGAAGTCGATGGTTGGGTTTGGAAAAAACGAGGATGACGCGCGCGAGCGCCACATCCAAAGTGTTATCTCAAGGTTCAAGGTGGACCGAGAGACTGCCCGGCGGGTTACCGATCGGGTTTATAACCTGCTCCTGGTAAACCAGGGCTGAAAAGGAAAACAGAAATGCCGCAGAAGGCCACGGATTTCATCAAGAGCATGACTGACCTCAAGCTCGATGAGGCCATGATCAATGCCGCCCTGGAAAAGGGCATCAGTGAGGGTACCATCGAGGACGACCGGTCGAAGTCTGGAGTTCCCGATGACATTTTCATGAAGGCGCTTGACGCGATCGAGAAGGCGGCGAAGATGACCGCCACCGAGATCGAGGTCAGCAAGTCTCAAGCTGCCGTCGAGGCTGGCGCAGCTCTGGTCGATGCCGCTGTCAACGGCAGCGCTGAGACCGACGCTCGTCTGGGCAAGATCGAAGCTCTCATCGCGAAGTCGCAGTCGCAGATCGAGGCTATCCAGCGGATGCTTGCCACCGCCCTCCCCGGCATCGTCGAGGTCAGTCGCGCCACTGTCGGAGCCCTCGGCAACTTCGAGAAGTCGTTTTCGAGCCGCCTCGATGCCACCGATGCGAAGATCGCCGGTGTTCGCATCCAGGCTGCTCCGAAGGCTGTCTCGGGTGCCTATCGTGCCGCTCCGAGCCCGCACGACGAGAAAAAGGCTCCTGCCGACGTCGCCCTCATGAAGTCGCAGATTTTCCAGAAGGTGCTCGCTGAGACCGGCTCGCCGAATACTGAGGTTGGGCGTCGCAACCAGCTCATCGGTGTGATTGGCACCCTCCCGGCTGTCAACAACCTGGAGACGCTCACCCGCATTGCTAGTGACCTCGGCTACAAGGACTTGCTCGGCTAATTCAGCCGCCTCAATCCTCTAGTGTAAAGGAGAAGAAATGCTTTCCAATTGGGTTAGGGAGCGGCTCGCGCAGCTCGATCAGCTTGCACTCAGCCGTACCGTTTCGTACGAAGACCTCTATCATTTTAATAAGGCGCTCCGTATTGCCGCCGGCATGGAGCTCGACGACATCGCGAAGTCCACCGCCTCTGGGATCGGCTACGGTCTCCAGGGTACGGCTTTTGACTCGCAGACGGTCACTGGCGGTGACTACGCTCCGCTCGCGACGCAGTCCATCCAGCCGATCGTTGACAACCTTACCTACACCGCTGACGAGCTCATGTTCATGCGCCTGCTCACCACGGCAGGTGCCTCGACCACGGTCCATGAGTACGTCCAGCGTGAGAGCTACGGCGAAGAGGGTACGACGATTTTCGTGAACGAGGGCTCCGTCGCCCCGGTCTCGAAGTCGAAGTTCCGTCGCCGGACGGTCGATATCAAGTACCTCATGGAGGTGCGCGAGTACACCGACGTCGCCAACACGATCAACTACATGGGCGTGAACGGTTCCGCCCGTGCGATCGAGCTGCAGGACGGCGCGCTCAACTTCTCCAAGAAGATCGAGAACGCCTGCCTCTGGGCTTCGTCGGCGCTCAACCCGCTTGCCTTCGATGGTCTGTTCCCGTCCATCGAGGCGCGCGACAGCACCCGCGTCATCGACATGCGCGGCACGCTGCCGACCCCGCAGGAGATCAACGGGTTCGCCACCTGGCTTGCGTCGCCTCCGAACCATGCGAAGGTGACTCACATTTTGACTTCGTTTGCCGTCAAGCAAGCGTTCGTCAACCAGAGCATTCCGTTCACCCGTACGCCTGGCTTCCAGAACAGTGGCCGTAATCTCGACTACACGCTCGACGGCATTTTCTTCCAAGCCGGCGATCGCAAGGTCCCGATGACGGTCATTCCGTACTTCGACCACAAGCAGCACCCTGCCGTCCGTTCGGTCGGTGAAAAGGCGCCGCCCGCTCTCGTCGGCCCGCTCGCTCCGAGCCTCGCTTCTGTCGTCAACCCGAGCGGTGTCAATAAGTGGACCACCGCCGAGACGAACTCGGACTGGGACTATTACTACTGGGTCGAGGCGCACGGCGACGGCGGCTACTCGGTCAGTGGCGTCGTCGGTCCGGTCACCCCTACCGACAGCACCAAGGCTACCCGTGTTGACATCGCCGACGGCACCATCGATTTCGACGGTGACAACGGCATCAAGTACTACAGCCTCTACCGTGCCCGTGTCCGCGCCGGCGAAGCTGCCCCGTCCACCTCGGACGCCTTTTTCTGGATCGGTGATTACCCCAGAAATAAGGATAACGGTGGCGCGACTCGCTTCTACGACCGCAACCACACCCTTCCCGACACCAGCAACATTTTGATCGCCGAGATCAGCCCGCGCGTTATGCAGTGGACTTCGCTCCTCGACATGTACATGCGTCCGCTGTTCCGTGAGATGGCGACCACGAACCCGTTCGCCCTGGTGAAGTTCGGTAGCTTCACGCTGAAGCAGGAAACCAAGGTGCTCTGGTTCAAGAACGTCAAGCGTACCGCGTAATAGTGGCGGTCACCGCTTGGCGGTGGTAAAAAAGGACGAAAGGGCAAAAACCTTTCGTCCTTTTTATTTTAGAAACCTACAGAGGTAAAAATGCAGCGACAGATCGTTGTGAAGTCCTCCGAAGATATCGGTGCCGTCTTCACTGTCTCCGGGCGCAAGTTCACAGCCACTCCCCCTCATGGTGTTCTCGACCCTCAGCCCGACCCGGTGCTCGCCGACATCATGTCCCAGATGTCCTGTTTTCAGTGGCAGGGGTTTGTCGGCGACCAGCCGCAGAAAAAAAGCAACGTCCCTCCCACGCTCGAAGAAATGAGGGCGCGCCTGGCCGGACTTTCCGCTGACCACGGGTCGCCGATGGTAGCGGACGGAGCTCCCCTCGCCCTCAAGCGCATCCTCGGCAGGAACATCGAGTCGGAAATCGACGAGTCGTTCGAAAAAACGCCAGGCCCTCCGATCGCGTCCCTCCAGGAAATCAAGAAGGCCGTGGAGTCGAAGGCTGCCGCCAAGTACGAGTCGGATGTCTCGGCGATGGCTGTCAAGTCGGCTCTTGACGTTTTCGACAATTCTGCTCCTGTAGAGCAAGATGTTAGCCCGATTATCAGTGAGGAGTCCGAACAGGACGCCGAGAAGTTGGATGCGCTGGCACAACTCGGGGAGGACGCCGCCTCGATTCTTGAGGCCGCTTCCAAGCCAGCGCCGGCTGTGGTGCTGAACCCTGTTCGCAAAAAGCGCTGAGGTCAAAAAATGATCCTCTCGACCTTGTCCGTAGAAGAGTTCAAGTCGCTGTACGCCAGAAATCTCCCTCAGAGGGGGCCGGACGGGAAAATGTACGACGACGGCCTCTTCATCGGACACATCAGGTCGGCGGCCGCATCACTGGAGAGGGAGCTCGGGGTGGTGCTCACAGCCCACCCCGAGCGCATTTATCAGGACCGCCTTGACGCTATCGAGTGGGATGGCGAAACCTGGACGATGAAGTTCGTCAAGCCTCGGCCGATCGTTAGCGTCGAGGCTTTTTCGTACCAAGTGGGCGATCACGCGGAGCGCACCATCCCTGTCTCCTGGGTTCGGGCGTCAGAGCCAATTTTTGGTCAGATTCAAATTATTCCAGGAAAAGCGTCCGCCGAGTACCTCGGTCCGCTCATGTACTGGTGGAACACCCAGCGGTGGCGCTACACGCCGCTACTTCTGAAAATCAGGCACAAGGCTGGGTTTGCCCACCGGCTGCCCAACACGGTCACGACGACGAAAGGCTCTGACGAAATTGTCTTGTCGCTCTACAACGAGCCGACCGGCTTCGATGAGGCAAGGGACATCTACTCCAGGCTCGGTGACTGCCTCTTCATTTATTACGGAGGTACCGCGCACCGCATCGTTGACATTTTGAACGACACGACCGTCAAGGTAGCCGACATCCAAACGACCACCAGCACCTACTCGGAAAATGTCTACGCTCTCAGGTACACCGAGGACATGAGGGCGTACATTTATATGAAGGCAGCCCTTCCTATTTTGGAGCAGGTGGCCGCCTACATGTACGGAGCGCCTGGCGTTTCTTCCAAGAGTCTTGGGCTTGACGCTCTGTCTCAGGGCAGAGGCATTTCTACCGGCAGGGGCTATGGCCCCCTCTCGGCGATTATCGAGCAGTACAAGGCAGAGGCTCAAAGCAAGCTGAGCGCCTTGCTCGATGAGTTCGGTCCAATTCACATTACGCAGGTGTAAAGTGAAGTTCCAACCTTGGACACCGAAGGTAGC